CCGTTCCGCTTTAACACGTTGAATCAACACCGGGGAGGTATGTGAGAGGCAGAAAGAAGCAAATTAGCCCGCAATTACGGCGTTCTTTGACGCTGACATTCCCGAAACCCCCGCGCACGTTGAGCAAGGCGGCGCGGGCCGAGTGGAAAAAAGTTGAGAGTGAGTCGATCACCGGAACGATCACCGCGCTTGATACTCAGTCGCTCGCGGCCTTCTGTGAAAACGTCGCGCTCTACTGGAAGGCGAAGGGCAAGCTCGAGCGAGAGGGCGAAGTGATCACCAGTCCGAAGGGCTACCCGATCCAAAGCCCCTGGCTGTCAATCGCCAACCGGGCCGAGCAGCGAATGCTCAAGCTCGCGACCGAACTCGGGCTCACGCCTGTCTCGGGAAATCGCCTGCCGGGCGCGAACGGCGTACCCGGTGACGGGACGTCAATCGAGAACTTCATGCAAGGGCCGAAGATCGCAGTCTGATGGCAGTCGATCGCATCACATCCGAATGGGTTCGCACACCGGCAGATGAGCACGCGGTTCGCGCCGGCTGTTACTTCGACCTGGCAGCGGCCGAGCGGATGCGATCGTTTATCGAGACGTTCCTGTATGTGCCTCCCCCGCTCACGGTGCAGATGGAACTCATGGCAACGGGCGAAGCGGCAGCCAAAGCCAGGCCGATGAAACTGCTCGACTGGCAATGGGATCGGGTGATCGCACCGATCTTCGGATGGAAGCGAAAAGACGGGCGGCGCCGGTTCAACCGCGGCTACCTGTCGATGGCCAAAAAGAACGGCAAGACGATTCTGGGCTCGGCCATCACGATGTGTTTCCTCCTGGCAGACGGGGAACCGAATCCCGAGTGTTACAGCGTGGCATCCTCCCGCGATCAGGCGGGCCTGATTTACGGCGACTGTGCAGGCATGTCGACGGCCTCCCCGGATGTGGCTCGACACGTTCGGCGGCTCGACTCAAAGAAGCGGCTCGTTTGTAGTTCGATCAATGGGTTTTACCAGTCGCTCAGCAGTGACAAGGACTCGAGCGACGGCATCCGGGCTCACCTTGTCATCAATGACGAGTTGCACCGGGCAGCCGGCCGCGAGATGTTCGACCATCTCCGCAGTAGCGGTATCGCGAGACGGCAGCCGCTGAATCTGACTCTGACAACCGCGGGCGACGGTGCAGACCCTACGCATGTTTGCCGCGAAGAATACGACTACGCGAAGGCGGTTGCGGTTGGCGCTCAGCGCGACCCGTTCTATTTCTCGTGCATCTTCGAAGCCCCGGAAGGTTGTGACCTTGACGACCGCGCAGCGTGGAAGCTGGCGAATCCCTCGCTCGGCCTGGCTCTGCTCGAAGAGACGATCGAGGAAAAGATCACAGAGGCGAAGGGCTCACCGGCCAAAGAACCCGCGGTGCGGCGGTACACGCTCAACCAATGGGTGAGCAATGCAGAGGCTTGGATCGGTGACACGCTGTGGCTTGCTTGCCCGAATGACGTCACAGAAGAATCGGTAGCGGGGCGCTCGTGCTACATGGGCGCCGACCTCTCGGCCACGGATGACTTAACCGCAGTCGCGCGGATCTTCCCGCCAACCGAAACAGACCCGCAGATGAAACTGCTCGTGCAGTTCTTTTGCCCGGCCGACAAGATCATTGCTCTGGCAGAGAAGCATCGCGTTCCCTATCAGGCGTGGCAGAAAGACGGTTGGATCATCGCGACGCCTGGGAACGTGGTCGATTACGAGGTGGTTCGGCAGTGGATCAAAGACGCGGCCGGACGGACCCCGGTGACGATGCTCGGCATGGATCGTGGTTGGCAGGGACAGGCACTTGAAACGCAACTGATCGAGGATGGATTCGCGATGGTGGCGGTGGGGCAGGGATGGAAGAGTCAGAGCCAGCCACTGAAAGAAATCGAAAAGCTGATCAAGGCCGAACGACTCAACCACGGCGGAAACCCAGTGATGCAATGGAACATCCTTAACGCTCGGGTGAAAGTCGACGACGCCTTCAACTACTCGCTCACCAAGTCACTCAGCCGAAGCAAAATCGACGGCGTCGCAGCGTTTGCCAATGCCATGCACTGCATGTTGTTTGGCTCAACGCCTCAAGAGTTCACGGCCTCCGACATCATCGGCTGATCATTCATGTCAACGCTCCTCAACAACTCATTCTTTTCGAACCTCGAAATCGACGGCCCCGCGCCTTCTGCTGTCGATTCGCGTTCACTCGAATCGGGACCGATCACGGCGGCGTCCCTGCTGGCCTACACGGGCGGCGTGACGACGCGCTCGGGGGCAGACATCTCGGAACAGTCGGCGCTGACCATGTCGGCAGTCTGGGCAGCGGTGCGCGTGCTGTCTCAGGCGATCGCAACCCTGCCTCTCAAGGTCCGCAAGACGACAGACAAAGGATCGATCGAGGCTCGAGAACACCCCGCGTACAAGCTGCTGACGTATCGGCCGAATCCGTATATGTCGGCCTTCACCTTCTTTGACACGTTGATGGGCCATGTCGTTTTGTGGGGCAACGCTTACGCGCGAATCGTCTGGGGTGGCGGTGGCCAACCGACAAAGATCCTCCCGCTGGCACCAAACGATATCCGTGTAGAGCGGGTGAACGGCGTGCTGCAGTATCGCGTCACGAGCAGCGGCAACGTCTACACTTCGGACGAAATCATTCACATCCCCGGCCCCGGCTTCGATGGTATCCGCGGTTACAGCGTGATCGGGTTCGCTCGTGAAGAGCTCGGACTCGGCAAGGCGGTTCAGCAATTTGGAAGCGATTACTTCGGCAACGGCGCCTCAGTGAAAGGCGTGCTGCAGGTTCCCGGATCGATGAAGCCAGAAGAGCGGATCGCGATGGGCGAAACGTTCGACCGTCAATACAGCGGGAAGTATGGCAACAAGACGGCGGTTCTCGCCAACGGCGCGACGTACAACAAGATGGGGATTCCGCCCGAGGATTCGCAGTTTCTGGAATCGCGACGATTCAGCGTGCAGGACGTGGCCAGATGGTTCGGCGTCCCGGTGCATATGCTCGGCGATCTCGAGCGGGCGACGTTCTCCAATATCGAAGAGCAGAATCTTTGGTTTTTGCAGTCGACCGTTACCCCATGGGCGACGCGGATCGAACAGGAGTTCGATTACAAGCTCTTCGGATTCAACAACGCGCTATTTTGTAGCTTCGATGAGACGCAACTGCGGCGTGCGGACCTGGCCAAGCGGCAGAGTTTCTACGCGAGCGGCCGGCAGTGGGGCTATCTGCGGGTAAACGAGATCCGCGAATGGGAAGGGCTCGAGCAGGTAGAGGGCGGCGACGTGCTCCTGCAGCCCGTGAACATGGCCGAAGCGGGCTCGACGCCACCCGAACCGAGCAGCACGCCACCCGAACCAGCCCCGACAGACGCTACACCAGAGGACCACCCGACCGAACCTGCACCCAAAGCGCGGTCAATCGACACGATGGAACCCGTGCTCTTGGATGCAATCGCTCGAATGAACCGGAAAGAGCGGAACATCCGCGAGCGGCAGACCGGCGAAAAGCTCACGTCGCAACTCACCGAACACCGGACCCACCTTGCGGAATCGCTCACACCGGCTCTGAAAGTGCTGGGCCTCGAGCCAATCGCGCAACAGTTCGCAGAGATGCAGCGCGATGGCGACACGATCGACGACGCGGCCGACCTGGCACGCCTGAAAGGTTTACTCCAATGAATCACGAAACACGCATCACCGGCAGCGTCGATGTACGCATGATCGAATCGGGCGGCGTTCCGAAACTGGTAGGCTATGCCGCGAAGTTCGGCACGCGATCGCAGGACCTGGGCGGCTTCACTGAGACGATTCGCGCCGGCGCGTTCGCTCGGGCGATCAGCGAAAAGCAGGACGTGCGGGCTCTGATCAATCACGATCCGAATCAGGTACTGGGCCGCACGACATCCGGCACGCTCACCATGAGCGAGGATGCGAACGGCCTGCTCGTGGAGATCACGCCACCGGATACGCGGTACGCGGAAGACCTGGCGAAGCTGATCAAGCGCGGCGACATCAATCAAATGTCGTTCGCCTTCAAGACCGTTACCGATGATTGGCGGATGGTCGACGGCCTGCCTCAGCGGGAATTGGTCGACGTCAACTTGTACGACGTGAGCCCGGTGACGTACCCGGCTTATGCAGATACCTCTATCGCTTCGCGTGCGCTTGCCTCCTGGCAGGAAGCATCGAAGCCGGCCCCGGTCATCTTCGACATGGGGCGAATCAACCGACAGAAACTAGCACTGATGAAGTGAGGGCCGCGCGCCGAGTCGCGCAGCGTCCGAGCTGAATCACCCGTCCGAGTTACGGCCACACGTCCGACGCGCGAAGGTGCGATCGCGGGTCTCGTTCGTTTCACTCTCAGACAGAAAGCACAGGACATCATGACTATTTTCGAACAACTCAAAGCCAAGCGCGAAGAGCGCAAGAAGATCCTTGATCAGGCTGGCCAGCTCATCGTCAACGCCAAAGACGGCAAGATGAGTCCCGAGCAGGAACAGGAGTTCGACAAGCGGCACGCTGACGGCGACGCGATGTTGAAAGACATCAACCGTCTCGAAAAGCAGTGGGAGGCAGAACGCTCCCTGGGCGAGCTCCCGAGCGACGGCCGCAAGGACGGGATGGAAGATCGCGGCGACTTCGGCGGCAACCCGGAAGCAAAGAAGGATCTCGAATCCCTCACGTTCCGAAGCTGGCTCAAGGGCGGCGTGGCCAACCTCACGGCCGAACAGCGCAGCCTGTACGAAAAGCGGATGGATCAACTCCCTCCGGAAGCTCGTGCACTCTCCGCATCCACCGGCGCCTCGGGCGGCTACACCGTTCCGACCGGCTTTTACAATCAGCTCGAGGTTGCGCTCAAGGCATACGGCGGCATCGTCGGCACGGCCGAAGAGATCGTCACCGATGCGGGCAATACGCTTCCTTTCCCGACGATGAATGACACCGGCAACACGGGTGCACGCATCGCGGAATCGGCGGCAGTGGCAACCAACGTCGATCCGACTTACGGCGTGGTGAATCTGTCGGCGTATATGTACACGTCGAAAACGATTCTCGTCCCGGTGCAGTTGCTGGACGACAGCGCGTTTAATGTCGAAGGCTTCCTCGCGGAAGCGTGCGGCATCCGCCTGGCCCGCATCATCAACACGGAATGCACGACAGGCACCGGCTCGAGCCAGCCGAACGGTATCGTCACCGCATCCGCGGCAGGCGTCACCACGGCGAGCGCGACCGCGATCACCTATAACGAAGTGGTCGGCCTGATTCACTCGGTGGACCCGCTGTATCGTGTCGGCGGTCAGTTCATGTTCCATGACAACATCCTCCTGTATCTGCGCAAACTGGCAGACAGCAGCGGCCGACCGCTCTGGATTGCGGGCGGCGTGAGCGAAGGCATCCAGAACCCGGTTCCGGATACGTTCGCGGGCTACAAGTACGTGATCAATCAGGACATGGCGTCGGCTGTGACGACCGGCTTGAAGACGATCCTTTTCGGAGCGCTCAACAAGTACAAGCTGCGCCGCGTCAAGGGCGTCCAGATGGTTCGTTTCGGCGAACGCTACATGGACAACCTGCAGATCGGCGTGATGGCCTTCCATCGCGCAGACGGCAACCTGATCGACGCGGGCACCAACCCCGTCAAGCGTATCACCCAGCTCTAACCCTCAACCGCAGTCGGCGCAGGCAATGCGCCGGCTGTGCTTATGAAGCTCAAGTTCCTTACCCATCTCGTCGGTTCAAACTACGAAATCAAACCCGGCCAAGTCGTCGACATCGAAGACGCGGAAGCCCTGCGGCACATCGCGAACGGCAACGCCGAAGCGGTAGTGACCGAGGTTGAAACCGCAACCGCTCCGGCCGCGAAGGAAACCGCCACCACTCCGAAGGCAAAGAAGGCAGAATGATCCGAGTCGACGTCACAACTCCCCCGGCAAGTGAGCCCGTAGTCCTGGCAGACATGCGAGCGCATTCACGCATCGATGCGGTTGACACCGCGCAGGATGGCGTGTTGACGCTCTGCATTCAGGCGGCACGCGCTCACATCGAAAACAGCACGGGGCGGGCGATGTTGACTCAGACCATCCGGCAGACGCTGGATGAGTTCCCGCCCTGCGGTGAACCGATCGTGCTGATGCGGTCCCCGGTGCAGTCGATCACGAGCGTGACCTACACCGATACCAACGGCACCACCCAGACGATGAGCCCCTCGGATTACGTAACGTCGATCGGGCAGGGCATCAGCCAAGTCGGGCTTGCTGGCGTGAACCAGTGGCCGGCGGCACGCATCCAACCCGGCGCGGTGCAGGTGACATTCGTTGCCGGCTACGCATCGGCGGGGCTCGTGCCGGCAGACCTGCGGGCGGCGATCCGGATGCTGGCCGCGCTCTACTTCGAACAGCGCGAAGCCGTCCTCACCGGAACGATCGCAACGCAAGTCCCGATGGCGGTGGAAGCGATCATCAATGCGAACCGAAGCGGCCTGCAGATGTAGGCCAGAAAGCAGCCATGAAGAAAGTCGAAGTAACCAGCCATCTCAATGACGAGTTCGCCAAGGGCGAAACCCGCGTCACCGGCGATTCACACGCGAAGCTCCTGGCCAATCAGGGGTTCGTGAAGATCCTGGGCGACGCCACCCCCGAAGACATCAAGGCCGATGAGGACGCGCAGGAGAAGAAAACCCGCGCGGCACTCGGCATCGAACCCCCAGCGAAGGCGGGCAAGTCCAAATGAGAGCGGGACCGATGCGCGATCGCATCCGAATCGAGCGGCAGATTTTCACCGTATCGAGATCGGGCCAGTCCAAACCGTCATGGCTCACGCTCCATGAGTGTTGGGCGAACGTGCGCGCACTGTCTCAGTCTCAGCAGACCCGCGCCGATCAGAGCGTCGGACCCGTCACCCATGAGATCCGCATCCGTGCGTTCTCGGGCGTGGATCACAAATGCCGGATCGTGATGACGGATTACGGGATCGATCCCTCGCCGGTAATGCAGATCGGCGGCCAGCTGTACACCTATCAAGCGGACGGGCTTACGCTCGTTCCTTACGTCCTGCCATCGGGCACCATTATTCACGTCTTCCTCGGCCCGCTGGTGGATGAGGAAGTGAACCCGAATCTGTATTGGGCGGTGTTCCTGCTCAACACGAATCTGGCGATGGATGGTCAGGTGGAATACGACCCGATCGGGGAACAGTGGAACCTGTACGACTTCAATCTCCGGTTCACATCGAGCATGACTGGATCATTCGAATCCGGTGACGTCGTCATCGATGATCCGCTGTTTCAGGGCTACACCGTTCCCGATACCTCGGTCACCTTCCAGGTCGACGGCGTCATTGACCCAGACGGCAAGCGCTCCGACATGATCATTCAGGCGATTCAGGCCAAGCGATGAGCGTCAAGAATCGATCCAACGTCGCACTCATCGGGGACGACGGACTCAAGGCGATGTTGAAGGGGTTGCCCGAAGCGACGTATCGAAAGGTTCTGCGGCCCGCGATGAACACGGCCGCGGGATTCGTGGTGAAGGCGGCGAAGGCATCGGCGAGCCTGCACGCCGACACACGGGCCTACATGAAGTCGATCGGCAAGAAGTCGGTCACCTACCCGAAAACGAAAGTCGTCGCGGCCATCGTCGGCGCTCGCCGCGGCAAAGAGTTCACGAAGTATGACAAGTATGGGCGGAAGCGCTCGCCCGCGTTCTACGCTCACCTGGTGGAAGCCGGCGCGAAACCGCATCAGGTGACGGTCCGCAGATCCGCGAAGGGCATTCTCCGCAAGGCGGCCGATCGGCGCATTGTCTCGAAAGAGAAGATCAGGCTTCCGGGCGCCAAGGGACGATACGTCCTGCGGAAAGCCTGGGCCGCGTCAAAGGATCACGCGCTCGCGATCATCAAAGATGAGATGGCCCGACGCGCACCGATCGAGGCGAAGAAGCTCGCAGCCAAGAAAGCAGCCAAGAGTAAATGAGCATCTCTTCAAGCATCCGTTCCGTCATGGCCAATGACGGCCCGCTCGCGGCACTCGTCGCGGGGCGGATTCGTCCGGTGATTCTGAGCCCGGATGATGAGTGGCCGGCGATCACCTACCGGATTCTCGGCAGCGTGCGCGTCTCGTCTCAGGACGGCGGCTCGGACGATGGCGAGTGCACGCTGCAGGTGGCTGTGTGGTCCCCGGATTACGACGACCGCGACGAAATCGGCGATGTGCTGGTGACGGCACTGCACACGTTCAATGCGGTGAGCGATGGCTATCACCTGACGATCTTTCAGCAGGACGGAAGCGACGACACGGCCGAAGCCGATCTTGGCGATGAGTTCCCCATCTACGCCAGCCTTCACACGTTCAAAGTTCTTTACGACAAAATCGGCTAAGCGCCGGTAAGCAGACAGGAGAATCCAATGTCAGCAGACTCCACAAAGGGCTACGGCTCTACCGTTCAAACCTCGACCACGTCGGGCGGCACCTATACCCCGCTCGCGCAGGTGAAAGACGTCTCCCCGCCGAACCTCACGGTGGATGCGGATGATGTGAAGCACATGAGCAGCACGGGCCAGTTCAAGGACAAGGAACCGGGCTGGATCGATTCGGACAACCCGAGCTTCGACATGCTCTTCACCAAAGCACAGTTCAACACGCTGATCGGCTACGCCGCGGCGGGTACGAAGATGTGGTGGAAGTTCATCGACCCGGCCGGCAACTATGAGAAGTGCGAAGCCTTCGTCTCAAAGGTGGGCCGCCAGATCCCGATGGAAGGGCGTATTGCCTGCACCATCGAACTGACGGTTACCCAGCTTCCGACCTTCACCGCGGTCTGATCCGCTTCCCCGCCTTGAGAGGATGACGTTCTATGAATGCTCAGCAGCTACGCGAAAAGCTCAAATCGATTGTTCGCCCCGCGCCGACCGCCGTTACCGTGCCGACGCTGGGAGAGGTTCACGTTCGCCAGTTCACCGGCGCAGAGCTCGATTACCTGGTGGCCAGCAAGTCAGACGGCGGGCAACTCGGCCGCACCGAACTGGTAGGGCGTGCGCTGTGCGATGAGCACGGCGAGCCCGCGTTCGACATGGACGAACCGGGCAACCGTGAACTGGTGGGCAACCTGCCGACCGGCGACATGCAAACGATCTTCGAAGTGGTCCGACGCATCAACGGACTGGCGGGTAGCGATTCCCCTACGAACGGCGGCTAAATGCCGCCGAAGTGGAGGAGCTAGAACTGTGCCTGCTCCTGCAGTTCCCGTCACCCGAACACCTTCGCGCCACGCTGACCATCGGCCAGATCCAGCGTTGGTTCCAGTTCATGCGGCAAGTGACGATCGGTGAACGTCGCGAGGATCTGCGGTTCGCTCAGCTCATCGCTCACCTGCGCGCATCCAACGGCGAAAAGCATCAGCGGCCGAGTGATTACCTCCTTGAGTTCTACCCCGCCCCCGAGATCGAGCGTCCGATTCTCGACAACCTGCGGGCACACTTCCGACTCTTCGCAGCACAGCAGAGATAAACCATGAGCGTTTCAGTTGCCGACATGTCGATCCGCTTCTCTTCGTCCACTCAGGACATGGAGAAGGGCATGGACGCTGTCACCGTGAAGGTTGACAAGCTGGCCGCACGCACGGCCCGGCTCTCTGCGAACACTGACAAGGCGATGGCGTCATTCAGTCGCGGCTCCGCATCGGTCGGCGGATTCAAACAAAAGACCGACGAAGCGGCTGCATCTACAAAGGGCATGGAGACGAATCTGAAGTCCCTGAAAGACGGGATGGAGATGCTGAAGGGTGCGGGCAAAATTGCTGCGGTTGGAATGATTGCGGACGCGCTTGCAGCCATTGGCAGGGGTGCTCACGAAATGGCCGATGCGGCACGGGCCGGCGCGTCAGTAAGTGAGATGGGGGAGAAGTTTGTCACTGCACTTCCCGTGATCAGCAAGGTGTATGACTTCGCAAAGGAGATCGGTCTAGCAATCACCGGCGCGACTTACGATCTGGTGAAGTTCAAAGAAGAAGGCGAACAACTCGATAAGCAGATCGCGGCGGCGAACGCTTTGAAGAAGGCGCTCGAGGACATCGGCACCGAGACGCGCACGCTTCGATTCAATTACGCAAAAGATGTGGCCATGAACGCGGCCGGCGGCGCGGGCGACAAGGCAGCGCTCGCGGCCAAGTTCTCCTACACCGACGAAGCTCAGAAGGCGAAAGACGAAAAGAAGGCGAAGCTCAAGGCGGCGCAAGACACCTTCGGATCGGTGCGATGGGCCCCATCGGTGGCGTCCGAATACAACAAGGTTGCGGCCGCGATCGAGGCTCAGTTCAAAGAACGCATGGCGGTTGCACAGAGCAACCTCGAGACGGGCCTGATGAACGCGGCGAACACGGATCAATCGGGGTGGTCTGATTCGATGCAGAAGATGGCCGCAGAGCAGGCGAAGCTCAAGGTCATCCTGGCCGGCACGGTCCCCGAACTCGCCGATCAGGTAGTCGCCATCGACAAAATGACGAGCGTGACGGACGAAGAAAAGCAGAAGATGAAGCAATCTCTGCAGACCCAATACGAAGTCACCAAAGCGCTTGAAGATCAGGTGAAGGCAAAAACGGAAGTCGTCAAGCTCGACCAAAAGCAGACGACCGCGAGCACGAAAGAAGCGGTTGTGAAAGCCCCGAAAGTCGAAGACAAAAAGCCCGTCGACTATCGCGGGGCGTTTGTCCGCAGTGGATCGGCCGAAGCAATGATGATCGCGGACGCCTCTTTCCGTTCATCCATTCAACGCGGCGGCAAGAGTGACGCGGCATCCAAACAAGTCGAACTCGCGAAAACTGCGAACACGCTTTTGCAGCGAATCGAAACCGCGCTCGGCAAGTTCAACATTCCCCAGATCGTCAACCTCTAAAACCCATGGCAGTCGTCGCACTATCAAAGCGGCTCGTGAAGGACGGCATGTCGTCCACGAGCAACAAACACAAAGTCACCTGGAAGGTGAAATGCGATAGCGTCACGGACACGACGTGGACCGTCTACGTCCACGCGGTGAACCCGAAAAAGGGCAGCGCTGTACCTGCAGAAGTCGGCACCCTCTCGGCCGATTATGTCGCGCTGGATGATGGCGACGTGCAGCCCATGGGCGATTCGCCGCTCTGGTTCACGATCACGGTTGAGTATGGCGTCCCCTCAGTCAACATCACGGGCTTTGATAACCCGCTCAACGTGGTGCAGCGCTACGGCGGGGGCTCGGACATCTTCCGAACCGTCTATCGAGATATCGACGGCCTGCCTCTCACCAATTGGTTCGGCGATCGCATCGACCCATTGCCCGAGGCACCCTGCAACGCGGGATCGTTCGGCCTGGTGATTCGCAGGACAGAGCTCGGCGAGTTCCCCTCGATCAGTCATCACGTCAACTCGGCCGCGATCTGGGGACTGCCTGCGCGCACCACGAAGATCGGCCGCGTCTCGTGGCGCAGCGGATCGGAAGGCGGCGTGAAGTTCTGGGAGATCGATATCCCGTTTGATTACAACAAAGACACCTGGGATCTTGTCTATGAAAGTGTCGGCTGGCGTGGCTACAAGGCGGGCGCGGCGCTGACGTCTGACAACATCGTCGATGCGACCGATCCGAACACCGGCCGGCCTTCGCAGTTGCCGATGTATATGGACGAAGACGGCCAGTTCCGAACCATCCCGATTCCTGCAGGCACCTACCCCGATCCGATCAAGCGGAAGTTGTTCACCACTTACAACTTCGCGAGTCTCGGCCTCCCCAATCCGTTCACGCTCACCTGATGGCAGACACCGGCTACACGTTCACATCGGCCACGCTCAAGCGCATTCGGGCAATGCTCGATTGGTTCGAAGGTGGCGGGCGGGGCGGCGCTCCGCTGTCGCGCGGCAGCGTCGGCGACGACTCCGCGGGGTGGTGCAAGATCACCGCGAACAGCGGGGCGATCGGCAGCGACTACACGGCGCGGATCCAGTTTGGCGGGGCAGCGACTACGGGCGGCCTGCAGGATCTCAACACGAAAGACTGGCCCGCTGAAAACCTCTGGGAAGGATTCAGCGGCGGCCTGGCGGGATATGTCGCATCAGGCGTTACGAGCCTGCGACGCATTCCCACCAACTCATTCGTCCGCTGCTATTGGTCGAACAAAAGCGGCACCCGCAAATTGATCTTCTCAGAACGCAACGAACCGATCTGCAGTTAAGGACTCACCATGGCTGACGGAATCACAGTTACACATCAAGTCACGACGGTTAACGGTTCGATGAACTTCGACACGGGCGGCGAGTCGTTCACCGCGACTCAGACGAATAGTCGATTCTCCGCGGGCGTGCAGGACATCGGGACCACGCATGAACAGGTGGTGATCGGCGCGGATATCGTCGCGGCCGGCATCAGTTCGTTTAAGAACATCGACGCAACCAACTACGTTGAAATTGGCGTTGTCGTCTCTGCGACGTTCTACCCTCTCGTGAAACTACTCCCCGGCGAGTCCTACCCGATCCGACTCGCAACGAACACGTTCTACGCCAAAGCGAACACGGCAGCGGTCAAGCTGCAATTCGTCGTCAACGACGCCTGATCCCTCCCCCTCTCCCTCCCCCATTGCCCGGCGCCGGAATCATCATCTGCTGCAACGGTAGCGTCTGCACCAACTCAACCGGGTGCAGCGGCGCGAACACCCTTTGCACCGGCAGACGATTTGTGATCCCGACCGCGAGCGCGTCCGCTTCTGGTTCCTACGCCTACAACCAGATCGATGATCTCGACGGCGACCCGTTCGAGTTCTTCCAGAACAGCGGGACCTACTCCTCAAACACGACCGTCACCATCTCGCCGAAGCACTCGCTCTCGGCGAGCATCAGCATCTCGGGAACCGCTGCGCTCGCGATCATCGATAGCGGACTCGCGGCGACGTTCTACGGATCGTTCTACAGCGCGACAGTCGGCGGCGAGTCGACGACATTCAACGCAACGGGTGGGGGCGTCTCGATCACGCTCTCGATCTCTCAGTCGCTGCAGGGCGTCGGGACTTGGATCACGTCCGATGGCGACTACACGATCGAGAACTACCAGTTTCAGACAGACAGTTCCGAGTATTTCTCAGAGGAGGAATGGACCTACGCGATCACGGTTAGCTACAACCCGACGACTCAAAAGTTCATCTACCAGATCGGCTACAGCGCATCGCTCGCGAAGAGTTACGACGTTCGACGCTCGCACACCTGGCGGGAGAAGTTCGACAACGGCGTCGGCGGCGTGTGGGGCGAATACTTCTTTGCATCCGGTGGCACTGCCGCCGCGAACGTCGCGATCTCTGGCAGCATTTCAGGCCAGAGTGATTCCGTCTCGGGCTCGTGTGCTGGCGATGACGTCACGTTCGACATTGATAGTTCATCGTTCGTTTATCCGGCCCCCGGCTTCGCAGATCCGACCATTACAGAACCGAGCGGCACGGCAACGGCGCAACTGGACGTCGGTGCGTGGACCGAAGCGCAGGCGGGTTGCAGGGATTGTCCGCGATATCTCGAAGTCACCGGAACGCTCACGCATGTACTGAATGACGGCACGCTCGAGGACGTCACCCTATCGGCTCGGCTCGTCATGCTCGAAGTTGCAGAGTGTGGCCGCTACCGATGCCAGTACGTGACGCGCGACGATCAGCCCGGCACGATCACCTTCGGCGACAGTTCAACGGTATCGGTGCGCGTGACGCTGGGGCGTGACGGGCCGATCCTTTGGGGCCTGGGCATCGACACCATTCAGGTGATGGAGCGCAACGCGCTGACCGGATGCCTGCTGCAAATGAAGTTCGGCGGCTCGTGTCCGGTGGGCAGTCCGACGATCCGCCAGCGGTGGACGCGGTACGAGTACACCGCAGACCCAGACCCGCGAAGGCTTCACGCGAATCACCAGTGGGGAACCGCCGGCGATCCGCCACACGCATTCGACGGCTGGGTGATGACAACCGCTCTGGGCCTGCCAGATCCAGAGGCGCGGGATGAAGCCGTAGACACCAGCGATATCGGGCCGATGGTGATCACAGGCGTCGGTGGCCGAGACATTATGACGGGCCACTCGCTCACGTTCACCGAAGTCGAACGCGAGGAAGGCGACCCGACTTATTTCTGCGAAGGCTTCAAAGCGTGGAACACGGGCGAAGAATCGGACGAGTTCGGAAGCGATCTGCACTGGACCGTTGAGAACGCGAACGAGTCGGGCGTTTTTGTCCCGGCTGTGGTGCAGACCGACAATTTCTTTCTCACGTTCTACGCCACGCCTGTCGCAACTGCGGCCTGGATCGGCATCGACGAACACGGCAGCTATTACGGCGGCATCAGGCGGTACAGAACGACCATCACGGTCGAAGGCACGCTCGCCGATGACATCACCGGCAACGTCTCATCAGACAATCAGACGCTCGCGATTTACATCAATGGGACTCTTCGCGTCACGACGCCAACTCCGACCGGCGTGGACTCGCACGAGTTGAAGCATGACTTCACGCTCGACGCGGCATGGTTCACGACGGGCATCAACACCGTTGACTTTGAGGTGAATGACGACGTGGACTCGGAACCACACGCGAACGGGCTGCTCGTGGAGTGGACAGGCAGCAGCACACCACCGGCCGCACCGGCGCCCATGCTTTCAATCGTCGAAGGTGAAGCCCCGGACGGTTCATCTGATCTCGCCACCTCGCTTATCTGGGAAGAGCCATGATTCATCTAGACACCACCGACAAGATTCAAGTCGTCCTGGCCTCAGCGATCACCACGAATCAACTGCATTGCGTGGCGACATGGGCCGACCTCACGACCACTCCGAGTTACAACGCGGGCCGCAGCGTGGTGCTCACGAACTCGACAACCGCTGTGGATCTGGTGACGTCACCAGCAGCCAGCACGATTCGCCGCGTAAGGCGCATCTCGATTTACAACGCGGACACCGTGGCCGCGACCGTCACTGTGATGATGGACGTGAGCGGCACGGACAAAGTGATTTGGAAAGGCACGATTGACGCGGGCGGATCGGCAGACCTCGGAAGCGTGGTGCAAGTCTGCAACGCGGCGGGCCTTCCCATCTCGGCCGGCGTCTCGGGCACGAATGGAACGGACGGCGCCGATGGCGTGGTGAGCGTGCAGGAAGCGGAGATCGACTTCGGTGCGGCGGCGAAGCGATCCGGGACTTTCACCGTCACCGATGCGTCTGTCTCTCCATCATCCAAGATCATCGCTTACCAGAGCGGCGACGCTGCGACCGGCCGCGACGCTGACGAAAACGAAATGGACGCGCTCGTCTTGCGGTGCGTTCCGGGTACTGGCGAGTTCACCGTCTACGCGGACTCACTCACCGGCCCCGTGTCGGGCCTCTTCAAAATCAATTACCTCTTTTCATAAGGACTCGCTCCCATGGCAAACATTGCATTTTCCTCAACGTCGGGCCTGCTCAACGGCGAAAACAACGCGGCCTATTCCATCGCGAAATCACCTGGCATCGGCTACGGCGTTTCGGCAATCACGGGCACGATCGGCGCAGCGCTCGCGGCGAACTCATCGGTGTTCGCGATGCGCCTCAGCCCATCGACCACAAAGAAGGCGTACATCCAACGCATCCGCGTGGAGTTCGTGACGATTGTCGCGTACACGGTTCCTGTCACCGCAGCCCGGCGACTCGCGCTCTTTCGTGGTGCGGGCGCTGCAGCATCAGGCGGCACTGCGATTGCGGGCACGAACGCACAGAAGGCGACGACGTATGCCGACACGCAATGCACCACCGGCAACGGCGGCGATATCCGCATCGCGACGACAGGCGCTCTCACTGTGACCGGCATCACGTTTGAAACCGACCCGTTCCGAACGCTCACCCTCAGCCATGTCGGCGCGGCGGGTGCCTTTATTGAACGTGTCTGGGAACTGCACGAAACCGAGTGCGAGCCTCTCGTGCTGCAGCCCGGCCAAGTCCTCGCGATCCGCAACCCCGTAATTATGGACGCGGCGGGCACCTGGCAACTTGGCGTGAACATCGACTGGTATGAGCGTGACTGATGACTAGAGACGAGCTCATAGCAGACGCGCGGCAGCACTGCGAAGGATGCCCGAGATGGAAAACGCTCAACCCCTCGAGCGTGGTCTGTGAGGGGAAGATGGTGCCGATGAGTGTGGGCCGATGCCCCGATGGACTCTGGGACCACTCGACCCCTCAGCCCCTGGTGGTGCGGAAGGCAAAGGCGGCACGCGAGCCCGAGACGGTCGACGTCTGCTTTCACAAGTTCAGGGAGTGGCCTGTCGCGGTCTGGGAAGAGATTCAAAAGTGTCCGCTCGTGGGATCGCGGTTCAAGGTGCCGCGGGAAATGTATGAGCGAATCAAAGATGAATGGATAGGCAAGTGACAACCCAGACGAGATAGCCCGGCGATGAGCCGGGCTTTTTGCGTTTGTGTTCCCGATTTCCG